ATGCCGACGACTTCGCAGCCCTCCGCCGGGTGCAGGTGGCCCTCGAGGTCCATGACATGGATGTCGGCATCGACTCCGGCTTCAACACCCAGACGGTTTACGACGCCTGCGCCTCGTATTCCTCGGTGACGTCCAACCCGATCACATTCCCTTGTGGCCTGCGCTACCCGCCCGATGGCGGCCTCCGGAAGCCCATGGTGATCGGATGGATGCCGTTGAAAGGCCGGGAGACCGGCGCCCGGTTCACGTCGGCCTCCGGTGCCGTCCACCCGTTCGGCCTGTCGACATCATCCTCGATGCGGACCGACGTGGTGCAGCCCCTCCTGGTGTTCGACACTGAGCACCTCCGGGATATGCTCTCGAGGCTCCGGAAAGGCGACATCGACCGGGAATGGGGGGTCCATCAGGAGCCACCCAGCGTGCAGGCCGAAGGCGCCTACATCGCCGAGCCAGACCTCTACTGGCGCCACCTCGACTCACACGTCCTGAGGCCACAAGCCAACCGCGCTGGCCGGATAAAACACGTCTGGGTAAAAAGGAACCAAAAGTGGCCCGACCATCTTCACGACTGCGAAATCATGCAGCTCGCTATGGTCATGCTCTGGAATGACTTGGTGCAGACGCCCGACCACTAGGTTCTGCTAACCTATTGCACCCGACGGGCCGGTCTGCATTGTCCAGCCCGGAATGTTCACATTCACGGTGGCCATCAAAAGGAGCTACCTCCGGGCAGTCTATTCGACGCTCGGTGGTGTGACCCTATTGGCCGCCCTGGCTGCCAAGTCCGTGGCAGCCTCCGAGGTGATCGAATCCGGCCAGGTGGTCCGGTCGACTTCATCGTCGGATGTTTCGGTCGAGTTCGCCGAGCCCGGCAAGGGCGCCCCCACCCCGTCGGAGATGGTCGAGATGTGGGAAAGCCTCCTCGATGACTACGACCTGGCTGTCTATTACCTCGGCCAGGACGGCATCAGCAGCCCGACCGATACCCAGATTTACAACAAGATGCTGTCGGTGGTCCTGATCGCTGCCACCAGTTTCGGCGGCGACTTCTCGAACTTCCGTCGAGAGGGAACCATCAGAACGGGGATGACCTGATGGGATTCCTCGACAACATCCTGAGCAAGTTCCGGTCGGCACCCGTCGACCGTTATGAAGGCGCGTCTAACTCGATTCGCCGTTCCTTTCTGGACACCAGCTACACCTCGGTGCGGTTCGATGTCACAAGCAGCACCCGGCAGCAGATCGTCCGGAAGTCCCGGTTCTTCGAGCAGAACAACGCGGTGATGAACCGCCTTGGCGACCTGTTCGAGAACTACACCGTCGGCAGCAACTTCTCGGTGCAGCCCGCCTCCTCGGATCCGGAATGGAACCTGAAGGCAAAGAAATGGTGGGACATCTGGTGCCGATATCCCGACATCGGATCCCGGCAGTCATTCGGCACCCTGATGTCACTGGCTGCTCGCGGCTGGTTCTACGATGGCGAATCTTTTCTCCTCCTGACCAAGGGCGAGACCGGGCGGCCCCGCCTGCAGCTCATCGAGCCGCAGCAGGTCTCCACTCCGACAGGCCAGGAGAATCAACCGGACGTCTTCGATGGCGTTCGGTTCGATCCTAAGACAGGCCGGGCGATCTCCTATTATATCGGCCAGGAGCAACAGCAGGGACAACTCTCAGACATCCGGTCGATCTCGTCGGATTCCATCGTCCACATTTACGAGCCCCAACGAGCTGGACAGCTCCGCGGCCTGCCGTTCGTGGCGTGCGTGATCAACGACCTGCACGACCTCGATGATCTCCAGAAGCTGGAGATGGAGTCCTGCAAGCTGGCCTCCAGTGTGGCCCAGGTGATCAAGACCAGCTCCGGCGAGGTGCAGGCGACGAGCCTCCGCTCTGGTGTGGCCGGATCACAAGGCACCGCGCAGACTTACTACGAAAACATTTTCGGCAGCACGGTCAAAGTCCTGAAGACCGGCGACGAGTTCGAGCAGTTCCAGGCCGACCGACCAAATGTCAATATGCGCGAATATTGGCGCAACTTGACCGAAAAGGTATGCGCCGGCGTCGGCATTCCTTACGTCCTGGTATTCCCCGAGGGTATGCAGGGCACCGTCTATCGCGGCGCCTTGGATATGTCGTCGGTGTGGTTCCGGAGCCGGCATCAGGTGATGGCCTCGGCCGCCCGTCGCATCTGGGAATACGTCATGGAGTACGCCATCCGGGTGGACCCCAGCCTGCGCGACTCACCCGACGACTGGTACGAGGTGGCCATCCAGGCGCCCCGGGCTCCGAATGTCGATGTCGGCCGCAATTCAGCCGCCCAGCTCGCCGAGCTCGAGGCCGGTGTGACCACATACGACGAGATCTACGGCGCCCGCGGTATCGACTGGCGCTCGGCTTTGGAGTCCAAGGCACAACAGGCCAAATACATTCAAGACCTGGCCGGAAAGTACGGCATCGACGTCTCGCAAATCTCGACCGCCCAGAAGCAGCCCATCGCCCCGGAGCCTGCCGACATGGCCATGCAGGATGATCCGTCGGGCACTATGCCTGAACAAATCCCTGCCGAGCCCATCCAAGAGGTGGTTGCCGTGGCCGCCCCGAAGAAACGCAAACCTAGGGCCAAGAAAACCGAATGACTAAAGTAACCAACTGGCTTTCCTACCAGCCCAGGGCCTCGGCCATGGAGCCCGCCACCATCCAGATCTTCGACCAAATCGGCGAGGACTGGTTTGGCGGCTCCGGTGTGTCGGCCAAGGCCTTCAGCCAAACCCTGCAGGATATCGGGCAAGGCCCCCTTGTGGTCGAGATCAACAGCCCCGGCGGCAACGTCTGGGACGGCCTGAGCATCTACAACATGCTCCGAGGCCGGCAGGCGCCCGTCACCACCCGGGTGGTCGGCATTGCTGCCTCAATTGCCTCAATCATCGCCCTGGCTGGCGATACGGTCGAGATGGCCGATGCCTCGCTTTTCATGATTCACGACCCCTCCGGAATGGTGGCCGGCACCTCGGAGGATATGCGTAAGATGGCCGATGCTCTCGACCAGCACGCTGAGGTGCTCGCCGGGATCTACGCCAAGGCGACCGGAAAACCGACTTCGCAGATCCGGGCAGCCATGAAGGCCGAAACTTGGTTCACCGCCCAGGAGGCCATCCAGTTCGGGCTGGCCCACCGCGCGACCGAGCAGCTCGCCATGGCGGCCTGCTGGCACCCGCGTGCGGTAACCCGCTCGGCGCCTCCTACCGTTCGCCGCAACCTTGAGCGTGGCATTCAACAATACGAGGAAGGCCTCGGCGGTGATGGTCTCGAAGAGGCGACCGTGATCGAGGCCCGCAACATGGCGAAGGGCGAAGATCCCAGCCTCGAGAAGGTCCAGAAGGCTGTGGCCTGGTGGGCACGCAACGAGCGCTTCCTAGAGGCTGATCCGAACACACCGGCCGACGTGGCCGCCAATCTTTGGGGCGGTGCAGCCGGTCGAGACTGGTTCACGGCACTCGCCATTCAACTCGACCAGGAGCACGAGCTCACTGAGTCCGAAGATAAACTTTCTACGGCCAGCACTCCCGCTGCCGAAGATGGCGCGAAAACCGCGCCGACATCACAGCAGACACCACACAACATGACTGAATCCAACACCGTGGTGGCGGCCGCTTCTACCGCGCCGACCGCCCTCGACATCGAATCCATCGTGGCTAAGGCCGTCGCCGCGGCGATCAGCGCCAAGGCCCCCACCGCAGCCCCCGCCCCGGAGCCCGTCGCCCCGGTTCGCATTGAGAACCTCGGCAACCCGCTCCTCGAGCAGCACAAGAAGCTCCAGGCCGGTGCCGACCGCCGCTCCTGGTTGATCTCCAACCACAGCGAGCTGTTGCGCCAGAGCGCCATCCACGCCCCGCAGAATGCCAACACGTTCGCCTCGGGCTTGGTTGTCGACTACCTCGCCGACGCCGTGATCACCGTAGCCGCGAACCGCTTGGCCTTGGTCTCCGCCTTCAGCCGCAACGTCGGCTTGGACAACCTCCGCCCCCGCGCGACCGTGCAGGTGAAGAAGTACACCACCGGCACTGCTGCCCAGACCAACCCGACGAGCTGGGAAACCAACAACGACAGCACGCTGGCCGCCACCTCGGTCACCGTGAACCAGATCTCAAAGAACTTCACCGTCACCCAGCAGGAACTCAACCAGGGCTTTAGCCTGGCCGACTTGGCCGCTGGCTCTGCCGACCTGTTCGCCTACGGCATCAGCGACGTCCTGACCGCCCTGATGGTCACCGGCAACTACGGCACCGTGACCGGCATCGGTTCGGCTGCGAACTTCGACTCCTCCGACCTCCCGGCGATCCTCGCCCTGGCGAAGAACTACCGCAGCAAGAACTTGATCCTGGACGGCGGCCACCTGGCCCGCATCCAGTTCTCCGGTCAGAGCACCGCCTCCGCCGGCACCGTGGCCATGCCCGACAGCCGATTCGGCCCGTTGAACAACGGCCGATTCGGATTCGATGTGATCGCCGAGAACAACCGCTGGACCTCGGCCGAGACCAACACGGTCGGCTTCGTTTGCGGCCCTGACTCCATCGCCATTGCCGCCGGCCTCCCGGTCGGCATGATCGCCGGCGAGTTCATTGAGCAGCGCACGGTGACCACGAACAACGGCCTGAGCTGCCTGTTGTCTGTCTGGTACAGCCGCGCCAGCCGCTCGCACATGGCGTCCTACGACATCATGTTCGGCGCCGCTGCCGCGGACACCACCCAGGCCGAGATCCTGACCACCGCCTAAGGCTGAGTCATGAGAATCGCCACAACCATTGCGGTGGACAAGAACGGCAAAACCAAGCTCGTTTCTGGTCCCGATGTCGACGCGACGCTCCAGCGCGACGGCTTCAACACCGCGACCGTTCCTGAAGGAGGCAAGCTCATCCTGTGGATACAGGGAGCCTTAGCACCGAAAGTTCGTAAGGGTTAACCTAATATTGGGGAGGCTGCTGGAAAGTTCCGGCGGCCTCCCCTCTAACCGAAAAACAAAATGGCCGTTCAAGCAGACATCTCCACAGAATACAGCATGGGCCGAGAAGGCTTTGAGCTGTTCACGACTACCGCAGCGCAGACCGGCGCATGGTCTGGCTTGATCCCGACCGAGCCGACTGTGTTCACATCCATCACCGGCAACCGCATTGCTGGCACTTGGACCTCCAAGACGATTCCGGCTGGCTTCCCACTGGTGGGCAACATTACCGGCTTCCAGATCTCATCTGGTAGTGTGGTGGCGTTTAACGCTCGCGCCTAAATGATATCACTCGGCATAGCACTCAATCGGTTGTTCACCGGTCAAGCTGGTGGCACTGATGCGCCCGTGCTGCGTCGGGATGTGCTGCAAGAGG